ACCTTCCATGGCGTAGCGGGTGCAAACAAGCCATATCTGTTGCTATCCATGGAAGAGGCGGATATGAGCCTGAATCAAACCCCAACAACGGGCGCATATCTGAACCGCCATGCAGCGGCAAAACTGATATGGACGCTGTCTACAAATGCATACGGTGGCGCAGCTGCATTCACGCAAGCAAGCGCAACTGTATCCTGGCGCAACGGCGCGAGCGGGACAATCAGTACCATCAACGTGAGCGGAAGCGAGATGTCATGCTCCATTCCGGCAAATACAGTATCCTCCACAGAGGAGCTTCAGTGGAAGGTTAATGTTAGCTTTGAAAGCGGGGAGACGGCGGAAAGCGATTGGGCAACGCTGACAACTATCGACAGTACATCGTCCTGTGCTCTGGTATCTCCAGTGAGTACGTTCATAGACGGTAGTGTAGTCAATCGCTTCACATGGAATCATATCATTGCAACGGGTACTGCGCAGAGCAAATATGATCTGCAATACAGCACAAACGACGGTGCGTCATGGACGAACATCGCTTCTGCTGTAGAATCCGAAAACCAGTATTGCGACGTGCCAGCGGATACGATCCCGGCGGGTACGGTGCTTTGGCGTGTGCGCACCTATAACGCGGATAGCGGGGAGGGAGCATGGAGTGACAGCGCGACCATTATCGTGCAAGCAGCTCCGGCAGCGCCACTAATCATGGGCGTGACGTCAACACCGCGGCCCGATATCACATGGCAGTCGAGCGGACAGCAGGCTTATCAGGTGACAGCAGGCAACTATGACAGCGGCGTGGTATTCGGTACGGCGAAAACACATAAGATTCCTTTGTTTTTGCCGGACGGCAGCGCATCCATCCATGTTCGTGTCCAAAATGAGTTCGGGATGTGGTCCGCATGGGCGGTTATAGACATAATTGTGACGAATGCTGGCAGCGGAGCCGTTGAGCTTTCTGCAACGGTTAATGCCAATACGGATGTACAGCTTGCTTGGCAGGCCATAGGTGAAGGCGCGTGGTACTACGTATACCGGGATGGCATATTGATCGGTAAGACGGACGGAACAACGCTTGCAGACCATCTCGCCGCAGGCCCTTGCAGTTACACCGTGCGCGCTGTTATGGGGGATGATTATGTTCTTTCTGCGCCGGTGGCCGTTGACGTTGCCTGCTATACGGCAGTAATTGCGGATATTGACACTTTTGTGTGGCACGAGCTACCGTACCTACGGGACGAGGAGCCTGTTGTTAAGGTAACAGCAACAAGGCAGATAGCATACCAGCATTATTCCGGCCGCCGCCTTCCGGTTGCGGAGATCTCGGAATATGAGGACGAGACATACAGCTTTGAGTATTCTTTCTTTGACCGTGCAGAGGCACTTACGGTGAGGGCGTTGCTCGGGAAGGTTGTAGCACTTAAAACGCCATATGGCGAATGCTATGTCGGCGTGTTGGAATCTACGCCTCATAGTACGGATTGGGCGGGTACGGATGTATCCTTCTCGATGCGGGCGGTCGACTACGAGGATGTGATTGAGCATGAAGTTTAAGAATGGAGCGCGGCGGGGTTCCCGCCGCGTTGATATTATACGCAACGGCGCGGCCGTTACGACACTGGATATCGTTGAGTCCCCCGTTGTTTCAGTGCAGGCTGACGCAGTGCTTAAAGCAAACATGACGGGAGTATTCCGCGCTTCTGAGATATTGCGGCCGACAAGTGACCTGCTTCAGCCGGTGCTGATTCTGGGGGGCGTGGAATACCCGCTGGGGCAGTATGCAATCAGCGTACTCACAGAAAACCATGATGATCGTGGCACCGTTATACACATCGAGGCATATGACCGCGCGCTTTGGCTACAGCAATCAAAAACGGAGGTGCGGTACTATATTGCGGCAGGAACAAAATACGTGGACGCAGTACAGGCAATTTTACTTGCAAACGGAATTGAGCGTGTAATCTCCGATCCGTGCGATGCCATGCTTGCAACCGCACGGGAGGATTGGGAGGTCGGGACGGATTACCTGACGATCATCAATACACTGCTCGCTGAAATCAATTACACAAGTCTTTGGTTTGACTTTAACGGCATCGCCCGCTTGCACCGTTATGTAGCACCGGGCGTAGGTAACATCCGGCATATCTATCGCGCTGATGAGATGTCTATCATCAAGCCAGACACGGAACGTGAACTCGACATTTTTGATGCGCCCAATGTATTTGTGGCGATCGTGAGCAATCCCGAATACGACGAGCCGATGATTGCTACTGCGGTCAACGACAGTGTCTCATCGGCACTTTCTACCATAAACCGCCGGCGGCGCATTGTGTCTGTTGAAACCTTAGACAACATCGCATCACAAGACGAGCTGCAGGCGTATGTTAACAACAAACGGGCACAGTCGATGATTTCGACCGAAACGGTGCGATTCTATACGGCCAATAATCCGGAGCATAGTGTGGGGGATGTGATTGCGCTCCACCATGAAGCGCTGGAAGGTGTCTTTGAGGAAACGGCATGGAGCATTACACTTGAAGCCGGGGCAGATATGACGCATGAAGCAAGGAGGGCAATGTATCTATGAAGGAACCAAAGGACGCAAGCTTTGCAACGATCGGAACGATATACAGCGATGGAGTAACGCTGATTTTTGACGGTCAGACTGTGGAAAGCCAAAAAAGGTACAAGGTAAATGCATCCGCATATTTCAGCAAGGGAGATCGTGTCCGAATTATAAAGGATAGCGGAACCTATGTAGTAGAATATCCTGTAGGGAATCCAAACGGATCAAACATTGCAATGAGACTGTATAACCCACCATGGCCAAATTTTCCGATAGAACTGAAGATGAACAACGTCAACGTTCTTAAATATAGAATGGTTGGCTATGATTGGTACAATTTGAGCGGCAGCGTAGATTCATGAGGAGGTAGTGCGATGAATTATGAAGTCACGCGTGGCGATACACACACATTCAAGTTCCAACGCAGGAACAGCGCCGGGGAGCCGGTAACAGATACGCCGATCAACATTTGGTTCACAGTGAAAAATTCGGCGAACTCGCGGACGATTTTAATTCAGAAACGGGTTTCAAACGGGAGCATAGTGTATGACAACGAAACACAGTATTATCGGTTCACGCTTTTCCCAGCTGATACGGATATATTGGAGATCGGACAGGAATACCGCTTTGATATCGAAGTAAAAACGGCAGCAGGAATCCGTACCATAGCGAAAGGAAGCCTTACGATTACCGAGGAAGTCACTCATGCGGCGGACGAGGTGATGGACGATGGATGAGCGTGAAATTGCGACGCTTGAGATTTATGGGGAAGAAAAAATAGCAGTATTGGAGTATGAATGCAATTATGAAATAGGGGTATTGGAGGAAAGCGCGGGCTTGTCGCTTGCGCCTTTGTCAAACGGCGCGGCGGCGGGTGATATTCTGGAAGGTAAGGCCGCATATGGAGATGACGGAAGTGTAATTCAAGGCGCGATCGAGGTATACGCGGGGGCGGCCACAGCAATACCGCGCGTTGCACCGCAAAGGTTGGATACAGCAAGAAAATTCATGCAAAGCGACATAACGATAATGGAAATTCCTTATTACAGCGTGGATAACGAGCAAGACGGACAAACAGTAATCATAGGAGGATAAATGAAATGGCGATCAATAAAGTGATCTATGGCTCCACAGTACTCATCGACCTTACCGCAGACACGGTGACCCCAGATAAAATACTGGCCGGATTTAAGGCTCACGATCAATCCGGCGTAGTTATCACCGGCACATGCGATTATGATGTAAACTCAGGCGATGCAACCGTGCAGGTCGCTGAGATGCTGACAGGCAAAACGGCATATGCGCGCGGCGCAAAGCTTACCGGCACAATGCCAAACCGTGGCGCGGTATCGTTGACAATATCGGATGTAAACGATGAGATCAGCATCGCGCAGGGTTATCATGATGGGAGCGGAAAAGTGGCCATTCTTGATACAGAAAAGGCAAAGCTGATCGCTGCAAACATCAAACAGGGAATCACAATCCTTGGCGTTACCGGCTCGCTGGAGCCGTCCAGTTCCATAACAGTACATGCCAAGACCGTAACTCCATCCAAGACCGAGCAAATCATACTTCCTGATGAGGGGTACGATTATCTTAGCCAGGTCACAGTGGCGGCAATTCCATATGTGGAGAGCGATAATGCGGCAGGAGGCAAGACTGCAACGATCGCGGGGTGATAGGCTATGGCGATAAATAAGGTCTTGTTTGGTTTGGATACTCTGATTGATCTGTCTGGCGATACGGTAGCGGCGGATAAAGTAGCCGAAGGGATTATTTTTCATGCGCCGGATGGAACGCAGCAGGTGGGAACGATGGCGGAGGCGGGCGGCCCTGAACACTATGTTAATGGAACATTTACATCATCGCCGGATGAAGATCAATACAGTGTAGCGATCAATGGCGTTGACTTTGAACCGCAGGTGATAATGCTATATCAAACTGAATCATTAGGTGCGGGTGATGAACCGATAGTTGGGCAGTTTTTATGGCTGAAAACCATGTCTACTTTTAGCAATGTATGTATTTGGAACGTGGACAAAACATGTTATTTTAAACAATTCGTGGAAATGACGCGAACCGAAGGTCAGCTTCTAATTCAGATGCCAGTTACTGCACCATTATCGCTATACTCCAGAAATGGCGGTGAAAGGGGAAAGAATGAATATATTATTATTGGGTGAGGTGAATATAGGTGAGTAAAAGAGTGCTCGGCGCGATTCCAAGCGCATATGATCCGCGGGATTACAGTGTGCGCATGGCGGCGGGAGCGGCAACACTCCCGCCTGTTTATACGGCGAAAGACGTGGAGATTTACGACCAGGGCAGCATCGGAAACTGCGTCATGCAGGCAATTTCCTCTGCACCACACGCGTTTCACGGCGTGCGCATGGGCGTAACGTTTGGCTATGGCCGCTGGCGTACGCATAGCACATCCGGCATGCGGCCGGCCGAAGCCTGCAACGGCTTTGTGAAGGAAGGCATCCCGCCCATGGAGGTGGACGGCAAGCTCTACGAAGTGCCGGACGCAATCGACTATGCGGCCAAGAACGCAGTGCGCATGCTGGCTGCCGCAAAGCCATATGCGGGCTGGACGTGGGCGCGTGTGCGGACAGTGGATGAAATCAAAGCGGTGGTGTATCAGGCGGAGCAGCGGCCCGGCACGCGCTGCATTGTGTGCCTGCCCCATGTGACGATCCGGCAGGGATACTGGTATACCAAAGGGGAAGCAAGCGGCTACCACGAAATGGCGATCATCGGCTGGGATGAAGCGATACAGGCGTTCAAGCTGCGCAATTCGTGGGGTGCGAAAGGATCTCTTACTACGCCGAAGGGCGGCTATCTGTGGGTGAATTACGATGAAGTTTTTGCCTGTGATGATGTAATCGCTCTGTTTCCGCCTGAAAAACAGGAGGAGGCGCCGGAGCCGATCATTGTGGCGCGGCGAACCCTGCGTCTGAAAGACAAGCCCCGCATGGAAGGCGAGGACGTGCGCGAGATGCAAACGCGGCTGAATGTGCATGGCATAGCCTGCGATGC